CTGCTTTGTTTCTACATGGTTATACATGACGAAGGCTCTCTCCATCACACCCACCTGATTTGCAGAAAGTCCTATACCCTCATAGTGCTGCATAGTTTCTATCAGATTGTCCTTGAGCTCCTGTCTATTGAGCTCTGGGTTGCAATCCTCTAGTTTTACCTTGAGTACGGAATTGTCTGATTCTAATAATTTAAATACTGCCATCTTCTGTTACCTTTCTATTGTTAATAGTTTTATCATATAAATTCTTCTAGATTGCCACTCGTCTTGGCTGCATACTTCCCTATGAGTTTCTCACTCTTACCTGCTGACCCTATGGTTGCAAGTCTGTTGTCCATATAGGCAACACAGCTGAATCGTTCTCCATTACCAGTTATCTCCGTCACACCATGCACTTCAAGACTATCTGCGATTACCACACTATTGTCTGGTGCGTCTATTGCCACTCCATATCTTGGGAATGTCAGAAATGCACCATCATAGTCCCCTTGACGAAATACGCACATACTGGTTAGACCCATTTCGGTATCTCCAGAGTCCACATGGAAACTCATCTTACTAGACTGACCAGCATGATATCTGTTTGCACTATAGGTACTGAATATACCCATCCTATGTTCTGGTTTAACAAAACTCTCTGCGAATGTCTTTTGTTTGGTGTATATGTCGTTATTGGCCTTTGCAAATGCACGTTCATTATACTTGGATATGTCCTTGAGTGTGTCAAACTTCTCTGCGTTATCCTTTGTCCAACCAGAGCTGTCTATTGCACCAGTAAATCGACCTCTTTTATATCCTATCATGACGGAGTGTATTTCATTTGCATAGGCTATCATACCCCAACCACCACCTTTTGTCTTTACATGGTAACTATTTGGTGTTCTGAGTTTGTAATGTTCCCCCTCAATCAATCCCTTCTTCTTCATATCTTCCTTATCTATAGGGCCACTACAATTGGCTCTCATAGTAGATGTGTCTTCGATTGATGTGAGTGTATCTCGTACTGTGTCATCTGGATATGCGTTTGTTATGATATATGCAAGAGGTACGTCTGAACCATCAAGTGATACGACTGGCTTCATGATTGCAGTATCTTCTGTGACTCGTATTACGTCTTTATAACTTGACTCATCTGGGAACTTACCCTTCCACCTATCAAGTGTTTCTTTCTTACCTAAGTCAGTCTTTAGATTGATGTATTGCATGATACGGCTCCAGTATTTGTTTATATATCTCATCTGCAAGGTATTTCATACAGATAGGTGCAACCATAAGGCCTATCCTTGCAAGTTTCTCATTCAATGTACCTGTGTTGATATAGTCTTCTGGTAATGTCATGATACGAGATGCTTCTTTGGTAGTGAATACTCTATCTTCCTCTGGGTGTAGATGAACTGCAAGACTTGTCATAAGTCCTTGTTCTGATAACGTATGTGATGCTTGATTCCACGGCACACGTCTGGATTGAAAGAATGAACTCTTTCTATCTGGAACAGTCTTACCCCATTTTACCCTATGTGCAATCACCTTATCATACCATGGCCCTACTACATCATCACCTACAGATACTACCTTGTCTGGGTTCTTTGGTAATCGTTTCATCCACTTCCACTTTGCACTCTTTTTCATGGCGTCTACTAGTTCTACAGCTTCACTTGCATTTTCATTGTTTAGTTGTATATCACCGATTGCACCACGAATATCTACGAACTCTTTCTCTGGTTGTGGAAATAATCCACTCAATAACATAAATGGCATACCTATATCATCTAACACGTCATTACGCACCGATACGATAAATACACGTTCACGTTTTTGTGGTACACCTTGTTCGTGTCCCTTGAGTACTTTATATACAGCTGTATATCCTTGTGCTTCAAAATCATTGACCATTCGTGCAAGATGTTCAGATGCATACTCCATAGTCAGACCCTTTACATTCTCACACACGATTACTCTAGGTTTCATCTCACCAGCAATACGAATGACCTCCCATGTCAAGTCTTCTATGTTCTTTTGTTTCATACCATATGCAGTCTTCTCTTTACCCCAACCTTTTTGTTTTGTACCTGACATACTGAAAGGTGGACATGGTGGACTTGCATCAAGTAAATCAAGTTCACCCTCTTTGATACCAGTCATCTCCATAATCTTTTGACCTGTCACATCTTTGATATCTCCACATATGTGTGGTGTACCTGGCCAGTTCGCAAGATAGGTATTTACTGCAACTTGTTGAAACTCATTGACGAACTTACAATCACCACCAGCTAGTTTATATCCACATGATGAACCACCACCACCAGCAAAGAATGAAATGTATGTGAACAGTTTTCTGTCTGCTGATTTCTGTAGATCGTCTAATGTGTATCTGAAATATTTCATGTAAAGAAATCCTCTAGTGTACCCTGTGTACCATAACTGTCGTCTATGTTCCACAAGATTTTAGTTGTTATAAATTTGAGTGGCTCAACAAAACTCTTGGTGAACTGTACATCATAGTCTATTATGGACTCGAAGTCAAGTTCTTTTGGTAATTTTGTCATGAATGATATGGCTGTAGAGATATAAAGGTTAGGTTCTTTGAGATGTAGGAACTTAATCTTATCACCCTCTTGTATCAATTCATATTTGTTTGATAGGTTATTCTTATTGATGAGGTGATTATATAGTATCGCACCCTTACAATGTATGGGAGCACCCTTTGCGAACAGTCCATTAGATGATGTGAACTTCTTGATACCATTCACACTTCTTGGATATGCAATCTCTTCTAGTGGCAACTTCATAAACTCCTCACGAAACTCTTGTATGAATGTATTTAGCATTTTCTCATCGCCGGACATTATAATCTTGAGTGCATCTTTAATCTTCTGTCTGCATGGAGCTGGTGTTGATGACTTAACTGCCTCTATGCCCATAATTTTGAGTTGTGGTTCTTTATATCGCACACCCTCCACGTCATGTGCATTAAGGATATATCTTTTCTTTGCAGTCCAGATACCCTTGTCAGCAATCACCTCTCGTTTCATACTCATTTTGTTTGAGTGGGCATTGACGTACCCAGCAAGCTCCTGATAACTCTTATCAATAAAAGGTTCAATCTTATCTGTAGCGATTGTGTCCAAGAAATTGATGATTTTTGTAGTGTCTTGTTTGTCTCCAAACACTTTATTAACAAGCCCATCAAATGTGATGTAAACCGAATCCGTATCCGAAGCAAGCACATAGTCATGTTTGTCCGTTTCCAACAGAGTGTTAAGATATTTATTAAGAGCACGCTCAATCCAACGAATAGATAACTGACCACCAGTAGTAATCGCCTCAGCAAGTAATAGGTCATAATACCTAAAGTATGCATTACCGATTGCACCATAAGCAGAGTTGAGTGAAATCTTTTTAGCCATTTGAATGTTGTTGTATCTCGAAATGTCTTTGAGTAGTTTTGGGTCTTTTGTGTTTTCATATTGTTGCTTTGCCTCCAACATTTTACGTTTGAATGTCACCCTGTCATTGTACATGGTTTCCATAATCTCTGGTAGAAACCCCTTTGTATCCGTCTTAAACAATGCACCATTAGGTGTGAGTGTTACACCCTTGAGTATAGAGGTGTCTACTTTCTTATCAAGCAATTTGTCCACAGTCATCTTCGGCACCTTATCTTTACTATAGAGGGTTTCTGGTGATATGTTGTATTGCATGATAAGATGTGGATACAATGAGTTCAAGTCAAAGGACATCACCCAATTGTGCATACCCACGATAGGGTCTTTCACATACGCACCCTCATACTTCTCGGCCTTCTTGTTACTCTTCTTTTGTGGTATGACAATGTTCTTCTTACGAAGATGATTGTATATGAGTATATCCCAATACTTCACCGAACCGAGTACATCTGTATAATTGACCTTTGCATCATAAGCCATAGTCAGACACAGTTCAATCAGTTTCATCTTGTCCTCAAGTTTGTCCACCAATTCTACGTCTGTTATATTATATTCTATAAATGATTGATAATCCTTCTGATACCATTCCCTGAATGTTTCAAATGGGTTGCCGTCCTTACGTTCACCTAACTCTACATATGCGATATGGTCTAGTCGATAACTCTCTTGATTGGTGTATGTAAACTTACGATACAAATCATAATAATCTAGAGCTGCAACACCTTGTATCTCATATATCTGATGGTCACGACCCATACTGAATACCTTCTTACTGAACACACTTTTCCAAGGCGACAGTCGTTTGACCTCATCTTCACCAAATAGATTCTTGATACGATTACAGATGTATGGTATGTCGAAGAATTCCGTGTTCCAACCAGTTATGATATCTGGATAGTAGGCTTGCCAGAAGGTTAGAAACTCTTGGATTAGTTTACCCTCAGTATCACATTCCACATAGGTCACGTCATCACGAGTGTTGTTGAACTTACCAACACCCCACACCATAATCTTTTTAGTCTGGTGATTTTTGAGTGTGATGGAAATGAGAGGTTCTATTGCCA